TGTCGAACAGTTTTATTCGACGCTCACGCCTGACTTGTTGCGCTTATCGATTTATCGGCGCGTCCAGGGAGAACGGGACGAGTTCGTACGGAACTCCTTCTTCCAGAGCGAACGAATCGGAATCATTTATCTTGCATTTTCTCACTTGCGTTAGGCGAAGCAGTCTCGCGCCTTGTCATTAATGGGAACAACTGGATATGACGAACGGCAGAAGCATCATTGAACAAGCTCCACTGCCTAGGCCAAACGCTCCGAGTATTGGGGAAGGGGACCGATCGCGCATCTTCTGGATGGTCGGAAAGCACCTTGACGATATCATCAACGGACCTGGGTCTTACTATCCGGAAGGAACCAAGAAGGGTCCGGATGCCTTGATGGACGATCTCACAAATTTTTATCAGTCTATCGAACGATTTGGCAAGCAACTGAATGATCCCAATAATATCGTGGGGGATGTGCTGGACGAGCTAAAGAAATTCAATGGCGCATTCGCTCCGGCAGCGAACTGGAGCGATCCGGGCCTTCAAAGGGACAAGGCAATCGAATTGCCAACTGAGCTTACCCCTAAGACGCAAGATCAAAACATCATAGAGGTTGATCCCTTTGGACGTCCGTACGCGCCGCCGATGCCGTGGAAAAATCCGAGGAAGGATCTGAACGTCTCGGCCGAAGGGCCCGAACAGCCATTGAACAGCCAAACGCCAAACACGTACCGGCGCCTCTCAAGTCGGTTGGTCTATCCTTCCGGACATCTGCCGAATTCGTCTGGCTAGAGCATCATCTACCGTATGCTCCAGGAACACGGTGCCCCGCTTGACTGCTTCACTCAAGGAGCAGCGATCCGCGGGCCTGCATCGGCCTCATGTGCAATGCCGGCAGCTCGTAGTTGATGCCGGCTGCTAGCTGACCGCCTGTAAGGAGGCGATCATCCCTGCAATGCGCGAGCAATCCGGGACAGCTTGTCGTCGATCGCGGCAATCTCGCGCCGCAGCGTCTCGATCTGGGGACCTATCGTCGGATCGGGCGTTCCGACCGGCGTGCCGCAGCCGGAGCATTGTACCAAGGTCAGCTTCCGGCTTTCGCCAAGCGGCGTCAGCGACGCCAGCTCGAAGGCATGTCCGCCGCATTTGATGCAGGTCGTGATGGCCATTTCCAGGTCTTTCCGAGGAGGCCGTCGTGCGGCTCGGCTCTACACTATCGTCTTTAGCCAGCGGCCGTCCACCGCCGGCGGCATCGAGAATGAATCCAAGCGATCCCGCCTTCAACAAGAGAATTTCATCATGACGAAAATGTCGATCTCCGATTTGAAATCCATGCTTGCCGCCGAAAAAGCCGATGCGCTGGCCGCCATCTCGGCGGCGCGGCTCGCCGAGGAGCGGGCCGATGCCATGGATTACTATCTTGGGAACATGCGCAAAGACATGGCGGCTCAGGATGGCCGATCGCGCGCGGTCTCGACCGACGTCGCCGACACGATCGAAGGCCTGATGCCGCATCTGATGGATATATTCGCGGGCTCCGACGAGGTGGTTCGCTTCGAGCCGGTCGGCCCCGAGGATGAGGCGGCCGCGGCGCAAGAGACCGATTATGTCAACCACGTATTTATGCAGCAGAACCCCGGATTCATGACGCTTTATTCCTTCATCAAGGATGCGCTGCTGTCGAAGGTCGGCATCGTCAAGGTATGGTGGGAGGAGCGCGAGGAGGAAAGCCGCGAGACTTACTATGATCTCACCGAGGATCAGTTCGCTCTGCTGGCGCAGGCGGTCCTGGAATCCGATGGTGCGATGAAGGTGGTTGCGCATACAGCGCATGATGCGATCGAGACGAGTGAAAGTGTGAGTGGCTGAATTTAAGAGGGGTATGCCCTCGATCAACCCTCGATCAGTTCGCCACGGCAGCGAGGCTGCGCGTTGATCCCGCATTGCAATCGCACTTAGCCCTGGTGCAGGACCGCCGACTGAAATAGTTGCGAACAGCTGCGGCTTGCTTCACGCAATTGAATAATAATACGGCTGCGCGAAGCTCGTTCTGAGCTAGCTACGAAGTGCGTCAGAACAGTATGCAGCGAGAAAAAGACCAGCCGCCATCCAGGCGTACATCACTCTTTCGGTCCAGATTGCACCGCCGAGACGATTGCGACCTACCGAATTGAGGCGTTCGGGGTCAATTCGACTAAAGCGGAATCGGAGAATGGGAATCAAACCGGGCTTCATATAGCCCGAAGCGGCGGCCCCGGGCGCCAAATTGTTATGGATGACGCGGATGTTTTCCATCCATCGCCAGATCAAGACGATCAATCCAATGAGCCAGACTGCTATGAGCAAAACGGGAAGGGATGTCATGTTGCGCAAGGTTCGATGATCTGACGTAGCGTCAAATTTTGTTTGGTAGACCGATATTTAGCAAGGGATAAGTGCCATGTCAGTCAATGAAAAGGGAAATCTTCGGCCGGACGGGGCTTCCATTGCCCTGCCGTTTCTGGGGCTGGGAGGCACGTATTACTGGAATCCAGGATCTCCTTCTGCGCCGCACGTTACGCTGAGTGGCGGTCTGGGAATGGGAGGTGGCGGGGCGCATCTAGTTTTCTTGAGGAAAGGAATGACGTCGGCAGACAGCCTCGGATACGGTGCAAACGCCGCTATCGCGCCAACAATTTTTCCGTCAGTCACCGTTAATGCCAGTATCCCGGATGACCACGGAATTCCGCAGCCATGGAATGGGAAAGTGTCGTCGATCGAGGCCGGAGCCAGTCTTCCTGGATTCGGTGTAAATTATACGACAACGCCAGAGAATATCGCCGACTTTATCAATAAGCACATCTTCGGTCCGGCAGGCGAGCCACGGGACGAACTATCGCCGTTTGAACGAAGTCTCCGGCGAGGGACTGCAAGTGTCGGCCCTGCAAGCGAGCCACCGGCTAGGTTCTTACGCAGGCGGCCGGCCAATGTTCTGGGTGAGGGCATGGGCAATTGGAGCGCGCCCTATCTACGGGGCAACGCCACGGACCGACAGGAGGATGCGGACGCTACCGGCGGTCCCGCCTTTTCGGGCCGCGTGCCTGCCGTACCCTATATACCGCGGGTGGCTCAGGGTAGGCCTGGCGGCATACCGGGGCTGATCGCAGCGGCGACCGGTAGCGCTTCGTCGGACCCAACACAATTCCAGCCGCCCGCCGGCGGAATACTAGGGATGATCCAGGACTACATGAATAGCAATGCGATGCCGGGCCGCTGACAGGTACTCGTTACGCCGATCCGTGCAAATGTCACTCAGTGCAATCCGGCTATTGCGCTAACCACCCAACGCCTTGGCGGCGCAGGCCGCATATATCAATGCGACGCGATGATGGAGCGTCGCATCAGCCTAAGCTCTCTTTGTCCGTTTTGGACGAGGTTGGGATTGCGGTGAGGATCTAAAGGGCATCACAGAAGGCCGACTAGAGGAATAACGATGAGCAATAGACCATCTAGCATCCATAGAAACAGAAAGCGTTCGCTTCTGGCTGCATTCTTTAGGTGACGACGGCCAGCTTCCTCAAGCAACGTTGGATCGATGTGAGATGCCAGTTTGCGGAAGCCGAAGCGTGTAAAACTTCCAGGCTTGGCTTCAGGAGTGCGATTGTTCAATGCGAGGCGAATTTGATTGCGCGACTGAGTGGCGAGAACGAAGACGCCAATCAACCAGAGGGTAACGATCGCAGCAGCTATATATCGTCTCGCCCTTCCAGACGCAGCATGAGCAGGAGGCGCAGCCTGATCGGAGACGAGGATATCCGGCCCCGACACAGTGTGCCGAACCACCTGTGTCAAAGGCCAGGCTTCCACCGGATGGAAACGAAGAAAGCCCCCGACCAATAGAATACCGCAAGCCACCCAGATCAATATCCGGCGTTCATCTAAACACGCGCGAATCTGTTGAAGGCCACCTGTCTCAGTGAGCATCGTGCGGTCTATTGCTTCATTGTCAGGGAATGGGCGGATGCTAGGGATATTCGATCGCCGAGGCCGGAAATAATTTTCGTTCGGGGTGCTGCTCTTGCGTTTGAGATGAAGAAAACGCAGTGCAGGGTTGGCGAGAAACATCGGACCGAGAAACCACAGTCCGATTTGAGTAACGCCAAGATCACGCATTGGCAGATTACCTCTTCAAACGAGTGAAGGCGCCGGTTTGTCTCAGCATCGTCGGCTCGAACGATTGTTTCGAGATCATCTAAAATTCAAGCCCTAGCTTAGATTGTGGAGGCTTCATTGTCCGTCAATAAGAATGGTAATCTGCGCCCCGACGGCGTGTCACTGGCCGTACCCGTGCCATTTGGAAGGTTCGGTGGCACCTATTACTGGAATCCGGGAGGACCAAACGCTCCTTCCTTCACGATCACGCGCTCTGTCGGTGTACCGGGATTTGGACTGCGTTCGGTGTTTCTACGTCCTGGCCTGAGCTCGCAAGATACACTTGGCTCAGGCATGTCTGGCAACGTGTCCGTTGGTTTTCCATCGGTAAGCATCAATGGGACGATTCCGAACGGCGGGCACCGCCCGTGGGATGTTAGAGAGACCTCCATTGAAGCAGGGGTTGGATCTCCCACTGCGGTGGCGGAAACCACAACCATGACCCCAGAACAGATCGCTGAACACATCAATCGGCATATCTTCGGACCTGCTATGGGGCCAGAGGATGAGCTAACACCCGTTGAGCGAAGTCTGCGGAGAGGCGTTGCAACGGTCGGTCCCGCGAACGAACTGCCGACTCGCTTCTTGGGCAGCCGGCCGGCGAACTCGCTGGAGGACGGCATGGAGGGCTGGAGTTCGCCCTATCTCAAGGGAGGTACCGTTGACGGGCAAGCGGATGCAGCGAACACTGGCGCTGCAGCCCCTCCCGCCGCTTCGGGCCGGGTGCCTGCCGTTCCCTATGTACCGCAGGTGCCCGCGGGAACGCCGGGCGGGATATCCGGGCTCATCGCGGCGGCGACCGGCAACGCCCCATCCGATCCGGCACGATTCCGGTCGCCCGCCGGCGGGCTTCTCGGAATGATCGAGGACTATATGAACAACAACGCGACCGCCGGCCGCTGAGCGATCTGCGTAGGACGTCCTACATTCAGACCAAGAGAGTAACAAGATGGCCGCGCTGTTCGGTGTGCTCTGTGCGATGGCAACGCTCTGGGCCGGCATCAGATACGAGTTCGCTTATCGGTCGTCGATCGATACACTCCCGCCGCAATTCCAGGACGATTTGAGCTCGCGCTATGCATTTCCCGTGTATGCGCTCGAACCATCGACGCCTTTGCCGGTGCAGGCCGAATACGTGAACGCGATGTGGGGCTTTTGCGTCGCAGCGCTTTGTCTGTCGCTATGCTTTTTTTCGCTACAGAATTTCGTGCTTGGGGGGCTGATCGCGATCGGTGCCGGTTGGGGCGCGGTCTCGGCGATGAAGTCCAGGAAGGTGTTTAAGGCGAATTGCGAGCGGCAAATGCACCAAGTTCAGATGGAGGACACATGACCAAGGGGGCTTACGGCGGCGGAACGGTAGGAATCCCCTGGCTTGGGGGTCTAGGCGGCGGTCTGTATTTCGACAATCATGGGCGCGTCTATCCTCAGCTCTACGGCGGTACACCCGGCTTCGGTCTTTCGGCGGGGTATACGGACAATCTTGAGGGGCTCCTGACGGGACCATCGGCCTCGGCAAGCGTAGGAAGAGGAGCGGTCCGGTTCAATGGCGGGATGAGCGGAAGCGCCAGCGGATTTGGCTTCGGAACACCTGGCGTCGGTGTCACCCATGGCTTCGGCCCGCTCGAAATTTCGCAGGATTTCTCGCGCCCCTGGATCACGCCTGCTATCCGGGATTCCGCGGCCGCTGCCGGAGTACCAAGCCGGTACAATGTCTGGGAATATGATTATCCGGACTCGCCCACAACGGCGCGGGCAGACGCCACGCCGAGCCGGCAGAACGGCAAAGTCGTCGATCAAGGATCGGCCTCCCCGTTCACGTCGGGGACATCGGCCGTTCCCTGCCTGCCGCCCGCAGCGAAAGAGCTGCCCGGTGGTCTGCCCGGCTTGATCGCTGCTGCAACTGGAAACGATCCGTTCAATCCCACGCAATTTTTTCCCTCCGCAGGTGGGCTGCCCGGTCTCATTCAGGACTATTTGCGTAGCCAAGCGCTTCAGGGTGGCTCTCGCCCGTAAGCCGTAGCACGCGCCTGTTTTTTCCATTTTCGAAAGAGTTTCATCACCATGAACAGTCCCATGCCGTCGGTGCTGCCGCAGCCGGCGCCGGCATCGCTCACGCACGACGTCACCATTGTCACCACGCGCAAATTCGCACAGGCAAGGGTGATGGGCGTCCCGCCAGAAGAGTTTGGGATCGAGCGCGGTGCGCGTTCGATCCGCGACTGCAATTATTGCTTCCACGAGGTCGTCACCAAGACCGAGGCGCAGCTCATCGCCGAGGGCTTCGATGCGGCCCAGATCAGGTCGCTCGATGACTATACCGGGACCACCGAGATCGAGACCCTGGCCCGTGACACGGTGGAGGAACATTACGGGACGATATCAGGCGTCGCAAACTCCGCTGCGCGCCTGGTGCGCATCACCGAGCACTATGTGCGGATGGACTATGATGGCGAGGGTAGGCCGTGCCTGTACCAAGTGATCACCGGCGGCGACCAGAGCGAGATCCTGCGCAAGGACGGCAAGGAGTGCATCACGCCGTTCGATGCAATGCCGTTCGCCGCGACTACGCCGGTGCCGATGACACATCGCTTCTTCGGCCGTTCGATCGCCGACCTCGTGATGCCGCTGCAGCGGGAGAAGACGGCGCTGAAGCGCGGCGCGCTGGATAACCTCTATCTGCACAACAATCCCCGCGTCGAGGTGGCGGAGGCCAATGCTGGGCCGAGCACACTCGATGATCTCCTGGTGTCGCGGCCGGGCGGGGTGGTCCGCACCAAGACGCCTGGCGGCCTGAACTGGCAGGTGGTGCCGGATATCACCACCTCGATCTATCCGATGCTGCAATATCTCGATGCCGAGCTCGAAACCCGCTCTGGCCTTTCGAAGCAGGCGCAAGGCATCGATGCCAACGCACTGCAGAACCAGTCCGCGACCGCGGTGGCGCAGGTGTTCTCGGCCTCGCAGATGCGCATCAAGCTGATCGCGCGAATCATGGCAGAGGGGGTGCGCGACATCTTTGCGCTGCTGCATGCGACCGTCCGCAAGCACGGGCAGCAGCAACAGACGGTGCGGCTCCGCAACGCCTGGGTCCAGGTCGATCCGCGGGACTGGAAGACCCGCGACGACATGACCATCAATGTCGGGCTGGGCTCGGGCGGCAAGGCGCAGCAATTCGCCCAGACCATGGCGATCGCCAACGTGCAGAAGGAGCTGGTCGCGGCCGGCAAGGTCAACCTGGTCAGCGATCGCGAGCTCTACAACACCGCGGCCGAGCTGACGCGGATCATGGGCCACAAGAATCCGAACCGCTTCTTCAACGATCCCGCAGCGATTAATCCGCAGACGGGACAGCTGATGCACCCTCCGCCGGCACCGCCGCAACCGCCGCCGGATCCAAAACTTCTGGCGGCGCAGGCGCGCGCGCAAACGGACCAGGCGATGGCGGCACACAAGGCGCAGCTCGCACAGCAGCAGGCGCAGAACGACGCGATTCACCAGCAGGTGAAGCTGCAGGCCGAGCTCGAGCTTACCAAGATCAAGACCGGTCTGGATGCCAAGATCGCGCTTCTCGATGCGCATTTGAAGTCGCTCGCGGAGGCGCAGAAGCTGCAGCACACGCAGGCCAAGCATGAGATGGCGCTGACGGAAGCCACGCTCGGCGCCGTCGCGGCAAGCCGCGACGCAATGAGCGGGCAGGGCAAGACGGAGCGAAACGATGGTTGATGAGAGTGCTCTTCAGCGCGATGCGGTGAAAGCGGTGCGGGCACAGGCGCTGTTGGATGACGAGATTCTGTCGGAGGCATTCGACAAGCTCGAGACGAACTATGTTGCCGCTTGGCGCGGCACCGTGATCGATGACGTGGCGGGGCGCGAGAAGCTGTTTCTCGCCATCAACGTCGTCGGCAAGGTCCGCGATCATTTGGCGTCCGTCGTCGCCAACGGCAAATTGGCGCAGGCCGAGCTCAGGGAGCTCGCCCAGGCGGCGGAGCGCAGGAAGCGGTTCGGGATCTTGTGAGGAGGCTCGGATAAACGGCACTTGATTTTGTTCCCTATATGTTCTATCCGAGTGAGCAAGCTGTGTCGAGGGACGCGAATGTCGGGGCGGCCGGTTTTTATTGATCCGAAAGAAGTCGACTTTGTCGACAGCGAAGGGGCGGCAGAACGCAGGCGCCGCCTCGTTGCCTTCGCTTCCTTCACGCACTGGCTGTTTGCCGTCCTGGCATTGCTGGTTCTTCTCAGTCCAAATGTGAGCTGTGCCGAAGAGCAAGCTTCCGACAGCGAAATCTATCATCGCGCCGTTGACTATTGTCGTGGGCCTGTGCTGCGCGCCGATGGCGTTGGGCTTAGACCAGCGACTTTTGTGCTTTGACGGCTGGGTCGACGAGGGCATGGATTTGTCGCCGGCGCGCGACCTGAAGGAGTTCGGGCTCTTTGTAGTGAGAAGCCTTGGTGGAAATGACGCAACCGCCATCGTCCTATCCCATTTGCTTCACGACCGCCACGCGACTATCATCATTTACGAATTTTGCTTATCGGTTTGCGCAAATTCGTTTTTTATCGCATCGGATCAGACATACGTCATGGAGGGAGCTCTCGTAGCCTGGCGCAATCAAGCGGACAGATTCGCTGATTGTATGTCTTCTGAAGGCTTGCACGAACCGCGTCGCAAGATCGAGCTTGCGTCATGCCCCCTTCAAAGACGTGACAAAATACAACGACGTCTCGCCGGTAGTAGCCAGTTTCTATTCTGAGAGAACCGTTGGTTCAGCAGTCGAGCCCCCGCCAGCGAGCGACCACGTCAGGCGAATACTTAAGAGCCTGTATGACCAGACTGGCGTCTATAAGAATATGGGATGGATATTGAACCCAACGCATCTCGCGGCATTCAAGACAAAAATTGTCTACGAAGACTATCCAAAAAGCCAAGCAGAAGTCGACGCGATGGCTGCGCGGCTGCATATTGGAAAGGTGATCTATGATCCCTAGACCTGTTCTCTGATTAGCCGGTGTAGGCGACGACGTCTATTGAACGTCAGAAATATTTTTAGGAGCGTCATATTAAGGATTGGAAAGATACTTTGGATAGCGCGGCTATATTTCCCCGTCTTCTTGAGATTGACCCGCACATCCCTCCTGTGGAAATGGGAAAATTCCTGGCATCGATCCGTTGATGAAGCCTGATGCGCTACCGCCTCCGCTATGGAACCCATCAGTTCCTATCCCAGCGATCGTGCCGGTACCGAAGGACTATGATCCCTTCGGTCCGGTACCGGTGCCACCCATTGAGGTTGATCCGCCGTCGCGTCCGCCAGAATGGATGTTTGGCCCGCCGGAGATCGCTAGGACGTCGTCGTCTTTGCCGCGCTTTCCACTTTGGCCGCATCATGCTTTGCGAGTTGTTCTGATTCTGATCTGCGCGAACGCAATGTTTGTCGGGAGTTGGATCGTGCTGTTTTCCTTCCACGGCGGCATCGTTGGGGCGGCAATCTTCGGCCTGTTCTGCGTCGTGACGAATCTCGTTCCCATCGTGCTCGTGGCAGCTCTTGGCCGGATCTTTGGTCTGATGGAGCAAGCCTCGTGCTGGCTCGGCTGGTGCTGGGCGAGAACATGAAGTGGTTCAGGGGCATCTCGATCGCCGTGCCATTGCTCGATGCTTATGGCGGGATGTTCTGTTATTTCTTCGCCCCAACTGCGTTGGTCTGGCTGTTCTTTGCCGCTCTTCTATTCTTGATTCCCCTGATCTGCCTGTCAGTCGAGGCTCTCTTCTACCGAAACAAGAAATTGAGCATCGTCTTCGCGCTCACCTGGCTGCTGCTCGTTCTTCCCTATGTCGGTGTTCCGGAGACGCGTGAATGGCTTAGGGTTTTGGGTTTTTACGCCAAGACAAAGTTGGTCTCTGACTATTCGTCCAGATGCCGGCTTTCGGACTTCGTCGAGAACGGCGTCGTCCAAACCGCGGGCTTTTGCCAAAGCTTCGATCGTGGGGACTATTTTGACTATATCGTCTACGACACAACAGGCGAATTCATCTTGCCTGCGTCCGAGAGAACACCCGAATGGAAGCGAGTGATGGCCGCTGCGACGGAGGAAGCAACCGTAGGGCGCGATCGGACGGCCTACCATTTGTTTGGAAATTATTATGCGGTCGTCGTCGGCGTGCTCGATATGAAGGGATGACTGCAGCGATCCTCATTACAGGATTCGATGGCGATTTATCCGGGTAGCACGAGAGTCTCGTGGGATTCTTCGACGAATTTCAGTTTATCAACTAGGAGTTAGAAGTGTCAGATCGTATCTTTTATGCTGCTGCCACCGATCAAGACGATTCGAGAAAGATTACGGGTTATGTGCCTTCGAAATTTCTCGTGCGAAACGGCATGTATGTGGTCGATCCGGTTCCAGGTGCCTCGCAAAATGCCAATCTCTACTCCGATGGCGCGGGAAGCAACCCAGACAGACGGAAAGGTTGCAAACCCGAATAACTATATTGTCGTTCCTGCCAACTACACAGAAACTGCCGCGCGAGACGCCGCCGCCCTACTTGAGGCCGTCCACCGGGTTGGAATCCCGGGCGGGACGCTCGGCCTGATGACGCATTATTTCTGGCCCGGAGGTCCGGAAGAGTTGCAGCGGAATCCGCGTTGGGGAATTCCGCCGCATTCGTTTGTCCGAGGCTACACGAGCGCGGCCTCTGATCATTTTGGTTATGTCACAGGCGCGGCCGGATTGCCGCGCGGCCTGGCGGAATTTGGCGGAGGGGCGCATAACATCTTCAGTAAGCAAGTTTTTAAGCCAGACATTGACACGAACGGAAAGGCAGGACTCTCGAAGATCAATGAAGCCAATATCGCGCAGGGCTACGCGGCTGGCGCCGCCAGTCGCCAGCCGCCGTCTCCTTTTGATAGTTATGGATATGGGGAGCAGCCAAGCAACAAGCCAGGCGCAATAGGCGACGGCAACGGTATCTCTCCTGTCACGGAAGCCATTTCTGAAACTAATCCGGATGAGCCGGCACCTCCAGCTTGGCCGCCTGGACAAGTGGCGCCGATGCGCTATCTCAGCACGCGGTTGCGTTATTAGCGTGAAGCAATTTAGCTCGCGAAACGCGAATAGTCAGTTCATCCTCGATTGCGGATGACACTCCTCCAATCCAAAATGGAATCGACGTTGACACGTCGGGCAAATCACCTGCATAAATATAACATCGCAAGATTTCGATAGCCCGCTCCGAACAGTTTGAAGCGGTTTTTTCATACGGCGTGACGACCTGCGGAATCACGCTGCTTCTTTCGCGTTTCGGCCGCCCAATGGCCGCCGAAGTGCAAAATAGGCTGATAGCCGACGCCGACCCCGATTCGCATGCGGGCGCCCGGCGAAGAGATCTCGCAGCAGCCGGACCGGGCAACTTGCCCGCGCGACCGTGACCGCGAGACCTGAGCGAATAAACGACATCTGAACATTCCCGTTTGCGCAAGCAGGCGTGCGCCGAGAATGCTCGGCTCACCGTGGACGTCTGTGCGACATCCAGGCTGAGTGCGGCGTCGCCGGCCCAGTATCACAAGGACAACCTATGACCACTCCGACTTCAACCTTCGTCACCTACCAGGCGGTCGGCAATCGCGAAGATCTCAGCGACATGATTTATCGCATTGATCCGGTCGATACGCCGTTCATGAGCGGCGTCGAAAAAGAAAAGGCAACTGCCGTCAATCACGAATGGCAGACCCAGGCGCTGGCGCCGGCCGACAACACCAACGCGCAGCTCGAAGGCGACGATCCCAACACCAACGTCACCACGCCGACGGTTCGGCTCGGCAACCAGTGCCAGATCTCCTACAAGGTGGCGCGCGTCTCCGGCACCCAGCAGGCGGTTGACCATGCCGGCCGCGACAACGAGCTCGCCTATCAGGAGATGCTGAAGGGCCTCGAGCTGAAGCGCGACCTCGAGACCATCCTTTGCGGCACCAACCAGGCCAAGCTGCTTGGTAACACCACGACCCCGCGCAAGACGGCATCCGTGCTGTCCTGGATCGTGTCGAACACGTCGAAGGGCACGGCCGGCGGCGCGGCGGATCCGGCTGCGGCCGACGGCACCGGCAGCCGGACCGACGGCACGCAGATCGCCTTTACCGAGGCGCGTCTTAAGACCGTGTTGTCCTCGATCTGGATCAACGGCGGCAAGCCTGGCACGATTCTCACCGGCGCCTTCAACAAGCAGGTGTTCTCGACCTTCACTGGTCGCTCCACCGCGATCGAAGAGGCCAAATCCAAGAAGATCGTTGCATCGGTCGACGCCTATGAGTCGGATTTCGGCAAGCTCAAGGTGGTCGCCAGCCGCTTTCAGCGCGCCCGCGACGTGCTGGTGCTCGAGATGGACAAGTGGGCGGTCGCCTATCTCAATGGCCGCAACATGATCTCGATCCCGCTCGCTAAGACCGGCGATTCCGACCGTCGGCAGATCCTCGCCGAATATGCGCTGGTCGCACGCAACGAGAAGGCAAGCGGCGGCATTTTCGACAACACGACCTCCTGATCTCGTCAATTCAATCATCTCGATCTATGGGCGGCTCTCGGGCCGCCCTTTCTTTTTGGAGACCCGCATGCCGCTTCCCAACAATCGTACCTTGAACACGGCCGATCTGACCGCCTACACGCCGTCGTTCGGCTCAACGCCCGTCGCCGCTTATGTCCGCGCGCCATTCCGTTGCCGTCTCGTCAAAGTGACAGGCATCCTGGGCGGTGCCATCACCACGGCGGACGGCACCGTGACGGTCACGGTCAACGCCACACAGGTGGCGAGCTTCCCCGTGCCGCAAGCCGGCTCCGCTGCCGGGCAGCTGTTTTCCGCCGTACCGGCCTCACCGACCTATCTCAACGAAGACGACGTGATCGCGCTGACGCCGTCCGGCGCGTCCGGCACGTCGGTGCCGATGCATTTCTCCATCACAATCAAGGGAGCCTGAGATGTCGTTCTTTCCCAAGCAGCCATCGTCTCGCGTCGGCATCACGCAGACCATTGCCTTTGACGGCAGTATAGGTGCGGCCAGCAAGTTCGGTTCTGAAACCTATCAGCTTCGGCTCGCCGCCAGTTCCGCCTGCTGCTATCGCGTCGGGGACGGGGCACAGACGGCCACGATCGCGGATATCTTTCTGCCTGCCAATGCGGTCGAGTATGTCACGGTCACGCCGGGCCAGAATATCGCCGCGATCAAGGCGCCGACCAACGGTCTCGTCACTGCGACCGCGGGCACGCTGTGGATCACGGAGCTGTCCTGATGAGCGGTCTGACCCTGCGTCCGCGTTTCGACAGCGACGGCAAAGGCCTTGCGATCGAGCAGGTCCAGGATGTCGCGCCGATCCTGGAGTGGAACAAGGAGTCGCGCCGCGACGAGCAGCGCAGCGATTGGGGACGTCACGTCGCCCGTATCCCCAACGTCATCTACGTCAGATGGCTGAATGAGGAGCACGGCAGGGGCAATACATCGCTGCGCCCGTTCACACCCGAATTCGACCTGATCGTACAGAAGAAGCTCGATGATCCCGACTGGGCGTATCTGCGAACGGACCGGCCGAAGTTGCAGGCAGGCTGGACTGAGAGGTCATCGTGACACTGATCGTTGATTATGTCTCGCTGCAATCAGCTGTCGTCGAATACTTGGCGCGCGACCAGGACACGACCTTGATTGCCCGCGTACCGAGCTTCATCCAGCTCGCGGAGGCCAAGTTCAATCGCCAATTGTTTCATCGGCAGATGGAGCAGCGCTCGATCGCGGTCGTGGATCTTTCATCGGCCGAGCCCGAGTTTATCGCATTGCCCTCCGACTTTCAGTCGATGCGCCGCATCCGCCTGTCGAGCGTGTCCGGAAAGCCAACTCTCGAGTACAGGTCCGGCGCCCAGATCGATGAATATCGCGCCTCGACAGCCGATGTTCCGGCGCAGCCGCGCTACTTCACGATCTTCGGCGATGAGATGGAGCTCGCGCCGACGCCCGATGCTGTCTACACCATCGAGATGGTCTACCGGCGATTGATCCCGCCGCTCGCCACGAGCGGGACCAATTGGCTGCTGACGTCCGCGCCTGATCTCTACCTGTACGGCGCGCTCCTGGAGGCAGCGCCGTACATCAAGGAAGATGCCCGCATCCAGACCTGGGGACTCGGCCTGACGAGTGCACTCGGCGACCTGAACACGATCGGACAGACATCAACGTTCAACGCAGGGCCGCTGCAGGTCCGCGCGTCGGGTCTCAACGTGTGGTGAATTGGGAAGACGTCGGTGATCTTCACCGCCGCAGCGTCGCTTGGCGCGATTTCAAGCAGCGTCTTCCTCGATGGAGCGACCATCGTACTTCCAAGAATTACGCCGGCGGTATGACCGCATATGCGCCGAACTGCAAGTAATGACAACTCGTTCAAATATTAGAGGGGCAACACGTGGCCGCTTTCAACAAATTCAACGCCTTTGTCGCTGATCTCGCGTCTGGCAAGCATCAGATGCAAACGGGCACCGCACATGTTTACAAGGTGTATCTCGTAAGCAATTCCAATCCGCCGGTTGCGACCAGCACGGTCTATGGCACGCCTGCCGATCTGTCGACTGCAAACGGCTATACCGCCGGCGGCGCATCTGTCGGCACGATCACAGGTGCGCAGAGTAGCGGCACCTTCAAATTCACGGGCGGCACGGATCCGAGTTGGACCGCATCGGGGGGCTCGATCGGCCCGTTCCAGTACGCGGTGCTGTACAATTCGACGGCGACGGGCAGCCCGTTGGTCGGCTGGTGGGATTATGGCACCGCGATCACCTTGACCAATGGCAACACGTTCACGGTCGATCTCGACCAGGTGAACGGCATTTTGACGATTGCTTGACATGGCAGCCTTTCTCGACATCTGCAGATTTCTGCCGACGGCGGGCGGCACGACCGACTGGACCTACGCGGCCGTGGTGCAGGGCTATCAGAGCCCGGCTGCGGCCGGGGCCATCAACGGCAGGCTTTACAAATATCGCGCCGAGAGTGCCGACCTGACGCAATGGGAGGTTGGTGAGGGCACTTACAACGCCTCGACCGGCTCGCTCTCCAGGACAACCATCCTGTTCAATTCGGCTGGCACCTCGGCCAAGGTTGCTTTCTCGGCTGTGCCGCAAGTTGCGATCGTTGCCCTCAAAGAGGATTTGATCTCCGCTGAGGAGACGAACAGCTTCACGGATGCGCAGCAGACCCAGGCTCGACGCAACATCAATGCTGCGGCTCCAAATCGTACACGCACGGTGCTCACGAGTGGATCCGGCACCTACACGACAAAATCGGGCTGCCTCTCTTTATTCGTCCGCCTGGTTGGCGGGGGCGGCGGCGGTGGCGGCTCCACTACGTCCAACAATGCCGGTAGCGGCGGTCCGGGAGGCAACACCACATTCTCGGGCGGCGGAGTGTCGATGGTGGGAGGCGGAGGCCCGGGAGGCGTCTCCAACTCGGCGGGATGGACAAGCGGCGCCTCGGCGTCTGGTGGCGACGTCAACATCGGCGGCGCGGTCGGCGATTTCTCCTGGGGGTCGGGCGGAAACCAAGGCAACTACGGTCCCGGCACCAGAGGCGGTGTTTCACCGTTTGGAGGGGCCGGCGCAGCCTCTTGGGGCAACGGGGGCGCTGCCGTGGCGAACTCGGGCAGCGGCGGCGGTGGCGCCGGTACAAACGGCGGTGGG